TTCATAGAACTGAATTTTTTACTGTTTTCAAATAAACCATCCAATCCTTTAAGGTCTTCTACACCATATCTTTTGAAAAAAGCATTATGAGAGCGATTTACTCTTCTTTTCATCATATCGATTACTTCTGCTTTGGTGTAAGTTCTTTCAGGTTGAGCTGTTGGTTCTGCAACTGGCGTTTCCGTTGTTGATTCAACAGTTGTTCCTGTCGTTTCCGCCGTAGAAACATTATTATCCGGCATTTCATCTAACATAAAATGAGTTTTCCTCCTCCGAGTCATTATTATTTTATATAAAAGCTATTTAATTAAAAAGCTTTTTTCCATTTTGCAATTAATAATTTAGTTTTTTCAATTTGACGTTTTAAATTTGGTGTAGCAAATTTGCGGTACATAGTTTCTAACAAACGCAATCTATCTTCATAATATTGCAGATTAGCTTCTCGTGGTGTTTGTAGTCTTCTATCACCAATTTTTCTATGAGGAATCTTATATTTTCCATCTAAAACTTGATTTATGGTATATGTTTCAAAATAGTGTCTGCAATTAGGTCTGGTAATAAACCATACAGGAGCACCTGTAACCCATTGAACAGTTTTTATATCATTATCACGAATAAATTTTTCTAACTCTCCGGTATTATCATAATTATGCCAATATCTATCAACATATATCTTACCTTGCCAAGGAGCGTGGTCTTTAGCACTATCTTTATGACTGCTTGCTACATAAAATATGCGTCCGTTTTTACGATTTTCTTTCCAAGCATTAGTTAATATCTCAGCTTTAGTTTCTGACTCAAATTTTCTTACCTCACTATTGATTATTTTAACAGCTTTATAATTTGTTGCATCAGTCATAAATAAATTCAATAATGAAATAGCTAAAACATCTAAACCCCCAGTACCATAGTATTGTCCAGCACCTTTGTCTAATTTTTTAGCACGATTAGTTAATTTTACACAATATGCTAATAATGGTTTATTTGGATTAATAGTAACTTTAAATAAATCTCTATGAATATCTCTAACAGGTTTATGTTTCAATACTCCATCATAAATTATCGACAGGTACTGATTCTTCTGTTTGAGCAGGTTCTTCTTCATCTGCTCCTGCTGATACCATAGCGTTGTTAATTGCTTCTTCATTGTTGCCTAACATCCCATTTAAATCAAAATCATCTTTTTGTCTGTTTTCATCTAACCATTGCATTTCTTTTTGTAATTCTTCTTCAGTGTCATCTGGCCACATCATTTTAACAAACTTTTCTGTTGAAATTTGACCTTGACTCCAAGCACCACCTAATACTGGTAGCATTGTTTCTGTTGCAGGATTAGCAAACTCACAATATTTAATGTTTATGTTGTAATCTCTTAATGTGATTGTTCCTGTATCCATATATTCTTGCATCATCAATGAAATCTTAACAATGTCTTGGTTCATTTTAGTTTCTGCTGCAATAACATTGTTTCTTAAATTGATAGAAACTTTTTCTTTTTCTCTTTGTGCCATTGCATTGTCTTTTTTAGCTACATCAATACCTAATGTTGCAGGACTTAACACACCAGTTAAAATATAATCTAAAACATCCTTGCTTAATTGTCCATATTTATCAAAATTAAGCTCTGGTTGTTCTGTAACAATATCTTGATTAATATGACCTTCACCATCTGGAATGCCTTCTTTCATCATAATCTGTCTGTTATAAAGATTTTCATAACCGATAGCTCCATTTGGACCTCTTTGCATGACATCAGGATTAATCCATGTGATTGGTGTTGATACTCTGTTTGTTTGACTTGCTTGTGACCAAATCTCGTCTAACATATCAAATAAATCTAATTTACCAGCATAGATTGATTTGCCATATTTTGGATTTAATGGGTCATAGAAATATCTAGCAGGAACAGCAAGAATCATATCTAAACCTTCAATGACTGTTGGTTGACGAGGAATATCAGCTAATTCTGGAACAACATCTAAGTCAGCTGGTGTAATTTCATTATTTTTACCTAATTTGAATAATGAGTATTCAATATATGAATTACCTTTTGCTTTATAGCGTGTTTCTAATAAAACATAAGTTTTATCATCTTTACGATAATACGATTTGAAAATAATACCGACTAATAAACCGCATTTATAAACATACTCTGTATCTAAGCCTTCATAGAATTCCCAAATAGGATGCTCACATAAATCTTTGTTGAAATTAACTTTCCAAGCACCCCAGCCTTCAGCAAGTGTTAATGGTCTGGCTTGTTGTGTTAATTTATGAGTAAAATCATTACATTCAGCGATGTCATCCCACTTTTCTTGAGCTTCATCAACTGTGATTTTAGGCATATCAACAATGTTTGTAATTGTTTGAATAATAGCATGAGGAATACCAGTATGAACACGCTTAATATTCATTTCTGCACTACTTTTGCTCCAGAAATAATTGCGTTTATTCCTGTTATAAATTGGATTATTATTAAATCCGCTTACATTCTCGCCTGTATAAAATGATAAAATATCATCGCCATTGCCAATATACCATATTTTATTAGCTTGTAATTCATTTGCTTTAATATTATCTACATCGTTAACAAATAACAATCTGTCATTATTTGGATTTTCTGCTAATTTTTCTAATCCTAAGAATTTAATGATTTTCTTTTTAATCCATTCTGCTATCGTCATATTCTAATGCTCCTTAAATTCCTTATATCTTTTAATGTATGGTAACATTGGTATCCAAGAATATTCGCTTCCATTTATTGCGTGGTCATTGCCATCCTGTCTACAATGTCCTTCTTCGTCTTTTTTGCTTGAGCGGATTTCTCTAATTAAATTATAACATTGTTCTGTAAAAAGATGCTCTCCAAATGCCATTAATAAATTATCGAAGTCAACTCTGCTTTGTATTTTATTTTTTGTGCTATTAACGAATCTAATATTCATTATACCATATTGCTGTGCTTTTACTCTTAATAATCCTTGAAAATCACCAGGATCAGCTGATTCAACATAGCATATAATCGTATTTTTCATTAACTGAGCATGTCCTTGATATAAATTTATCCAGCTGATTATTGTTTTAATCATATCATCTGCAATTTCAGGTCCATCTTTATGCACAGTTTTACCTTCATTGCTATAAAAATATTCATTAATGCTTATTAAACGGCTATCTGTAGTAAGTCCTGTTAATTCCATTGTCATAGCAGAACGATAGTTTTCTTTCAATACTTTGGATTCTCCATTCGTGCCACCAATATCTATGCCAATATAATACCGAGTATAATTATACCTGGTTGCTTCTGCTTGACTTATTATTAATTTATTATTAAAATATGGATACGTTGCATCGCCTATGTGACCCCAGCATCCTAAACCTTCTACTTTATAAATATCATATGCTTTATCTTTTAAAATCAGCATTGATTCGTCTTTTTCTGGTCTGCGATAAGTATTACAACGGAATGATGATATATGTAATGCTAAACCATAACCATAGCCTAAGTTAAAATCTGGTATATATTTGAATTGATAACGGTTATATTCAAGCTCTTCTACATTATCTTCTAAATTATCTTTAAAGAATACGTCATATAACCAATGTCCTACATCCCAAGCATTAAAGCAGAATGTAATTTGACAAAATAAATCATCTGCATCACTAAGATTAGGTAATCTGAGAGAGCCATCTACAACTCTGAAATCTTCATAAGATTCTAATTGGCTTGCTTCTTCAAAATATATATCAGTCCAATAACCTGTAACTACGCTGGTTGATGTAATATTTTCAACATCATTCATGCCGCTGAATAATATTACCTGGCCTGTATCAACTCGCTCAATCTGCAATGGACTCTTAGTAAATTTGAATAAATGCTTAATATTAAGCCTGTTAACAATGCTTTTTATAATGGTATAATTTGAATTTGCATTATCTTTATCATGTTGTCTGATCATCATAATATTGCGGCGTTCATCTGATAATATTTTAAAAATTACCTCTAAACCCACAAAATTATAAGTTTTACCGGTTTCTCTGGCTCCTTTTAAAGCTCTATATCTTGCAGGACAATTAGTAAACCAAATATCAGAAAAATCTGGTAAATATAAATCAACGTCGCTAATTGTCATTGCGTTTAACTTCCTTAACTTTACCGCCAATAATTACATTGACTTTGCCTTCTTCAGCTACAACTTCTTGTTTAGGCATATATTTTTGGTTAGTTCTTTCTAAGACCCATGCCATACCTTGCCAACCTGGTCTGCCTGTTTGAATATCTTTCAATGCTTTCTTTTCAAAATCAGCGCGTCCTTTTTTAATTGTCATAAAATACTTGGCATGTAAACTCTCAACTTCATTTTTAAAATCTTCTTCACCAATTGTCATCCAATTTTGATGGCAAGGTTGGGTAATGCATAATAAATCACAACAAGAAATTATTGGTAATCCTACCAACAGATTTTCATACATTTCATTGATTAATTCTTCAGTAAGTTTGCTTGGTCTTGCCATATTGTCCTTTCAGATATTGGTTCAGTCAGACCAACCTATCATCATAAATATTATATTGGATAATATTGATATTTGTAAATAATAAAAATACTTACGCATGATGATTAGCAGGCTACGACCAAAAGAATTTAATTTGCGCGCCAATCATCGCATAAGTATAGCAAAGGAAAATCCTTAATACTTCTTAATAGTTTCTAAGAGTTTCTTAATAGTTTTATGGTAGCTTTAGCTACCTAACAATAGTTTTCTTATTTTCCTATAAAATCGACGTAAGAGAGAAAGTAAGAGAAAGTTTAGAAATTGATAAAACTATTAAGACTATTAAGGAATTTTCTATGTATAAGCTAAGCTTATAACGGGAAACCGCTATTTTAAAGCAGATTATAACGGGAAACCATCATTCTTACTTTCTGTCTGAACTTTTCAGGACTCTCTGATTTATGTAAATGATATTTTTTAACCAACGTTTCTTCTTGGTCATTGCATAAATAGATAGCAGCCACGCAATCATTTGTATCACCGGTGATATCGATACGTTTGCCAAAATAATGAGGTCTTTCAATTTCTGATTGAATCACAGAATCAAAAAATACTTCTACTTCTTCTTTATATTTATTTGCTACCGCCATAATAACGATGTTTTTAGCAGAATTATGTCTGATAAATTCAAAGCCACGCTGTTTTAAGCTATTGATTGTTTTTGTTTTCATTTAGATATACCCCCATTAATTCATTATGTGCTCTGACTAAATGATATTTGTTTTCTTTATTTTCTGATTCACGCAGTAACTCTAATACTAATTTAAGCACTTTGTTTAATTTGTTTTCGTCTATCATAAACAATCCTCTTCTTTCATCGCTATATAAAATATATTTCCTTTAGTAAAACATTTGGCATTACAGCCGCTAACATGATTGCGTTTGATGTTATAGCCTAATCTATGTCGCATGAGGCGACGTTCGAGTTCCATTTCAGCATCCGCTTTGTTAGAAAAGCTAATTAATTCGCCTGTTAATTTATCTACGACTGTATATCTCATAAATGAAACCTCTTTTCTTTTAAATTTGTATATGTATTTAATATAGAATTAACTTGGTCGATAGTGCCAAATCTGATTAAATATGATTTATCAGACTTTCTTTCAGATTTAATGCAATAGATTGGTTTGTCTTCATATTCATAGCCAGTCTCAATTACTGTAATAATGCATTTTCTAGTATTATAGATTTTCATATTTTAATTATACCTCCGCTATGATTAAGATTTGATTCAATGGTTTTAATAATTGCCAGTTGCCTGGTTCGCCATGATAGATTTCATAAGCATATCCGTTGCCTTTATTAGGAAGCTTATCAAGTCTATCTTGGCAGGCTTCTAATGAATCATGCTCGCTAATTTCATATCTGTTCCATTTGTAAGTAAGCGAACTACCGCTCCATGGTCTAACATAAATTCTAAGTAAATATTTCATATAATCTGCCTCCTTTATTTAAGATTGAGAGTTTATTAAAACTCCCACTCGTAATAATAATCTCTAACACCGAATGAAATACCTTGCTTAATTCTGAAATATTTAACTATTTCTTTGCCTGATAAGATTTGCTCTAATTCTTCATCAGATACTTGGAAATAAAATCTTGCTACACGCTTAACTTGGTCTTCATCTTCAGGGTTGCTGCAGTCTTTTCTGGCTAGCTCTAAAGCGTGCTGATAACCTTTTGAATTATATCTGAAAGCTTGATACCAGTGATTATATCTGAAAACCCACTCTTCTTCAGAATTTTCAAATACTTCTTGATCAGTGCCTAAGCCATACTTTTGAAGATATTCATTACATTCTTTAACTGTTTTAAAATAAAGCCAGTTTTGATGACCTTGGCCGCCTTCTTTTTCGCGGTCTGCTACGATTTCATATCTTTTAACAAAGATATGCTTTTGGTCAATAACTTTGGTGACATAATAACAAGTCCTGTCTGACCAGTAATACATTGTAATGTCGCTTCCGACTTCGATTTGATTGGTGTAATTTCTGTTTTCTTCGATTCTGTTTGTAAGATTTCCGTATAATTTCATAATCTGTGTCCTCTCTTATACGTTATTATTCTAATATATTTATAATAAAAAGAAAATAGTTTTTCAATAAAAAACCAGGATTTTTTCCTGGCTTTATATAAATTAATATAAGATTAATCTATATTATCTTCTTCGTTTTCTTCATCAAAGGCTTTGTCTTCGTAAATAATGTCCCAATGAGCAGAAATATTGCCGCCTTCTTTATCATAAAATGAGCAAAATTCAATAATGTCAAAAGAGTCATCAAATACTGCTAATGTTTCTGAACCGCCTTTAAATGATACAGCATAATTACCATTACCATCGCTAAAGATTGCATAAACTTCGCCTAATTTTTCTACAAATTTTTTGATTTTTTCAATTAAATCTTTTTCCATACTTTATCCTCCATGCTTGGTTTTTCTTCATATTTTTTAACAATTTCTGGTAATACATCACCATTTAATGTAAATTTATCAACTCTTAATAATGTTGTATCTTCAGTAATTAAACCATATTGATTTTTATCAAAATATTTGCTTGCATCGCTATTATCTTGCGGATCAATAAATCTTGCTTTACCATTATCATTATGAATTACAAATACATGAGATGTATTATGACCACGCCAGCTTACTGAACAAAAATAAACTGCACCTGGGCCTGCGTTTTCAACCATGTTTGATATTTCTTTAAATTGTGTGCTAGCCCATTGTTTATTTTTGCCATTGTAATCAAACATAGTATCATTAGGAATATTAAATCCACTAAATGACCAGTTTCTATGCATATAACCATCACTACGTTTTAGTCGTGGAGCTGCTTTTTCTAATTTATAATTGCTAGGATTTTCTGTTTCACTAAAATTATTATATTTGTCGCTACCGTCATATTCCGATGCTTGAACATCATAACCTTGATATCTTAAAAACCATGCCATTACACAACGCTGGCAATTAGATGTATATGCATCATATAATTTTTTAGCTTTTTCTGGATTATATTCACCTTTATCATCCCAGCCATATTTATAAACTCTTTTAGCTTCATGATAATTATTATAATTAGCACCTGTATCAGCAGCCCATTGTTTGTTAATATCGTCGCTTATTTTAGGCATTGTAGACAAATATCTTTCTGCTGCTTCAGCTCTTGGTGCAAACATAGCTTGTTCTTGTGCTATTTTACGTTGTTTTACTATTTCTTCATAATCTTGTCTATAAAAAGCATTATATAAAGCTTCTGTTTCAGCTGTAGTTAAATCATATTGAGCTCTTAAATACATTTTAATTTCATTTGCTGTTATATCAGGGTCATTCAGTAAATTATTAATATTTTTATGATCAACATGTAAGTCTTTTATATCTAAATCATGATAACCATTTTTTTCATAATCTTTGTCCATTATATGTGTATCATACCAAGAACGAACTATTTTTACATCGTCTTCATCATAAGTATATTCTTCAAAAGCATCTGCTAATGCTTGTTTAACTGATTGTCCTCGCTCTACAAATACATGTCTACCAGTTTTAGTAGTAATCCAACGACCTTGTTTTCCTTCAAATTTTGCCATTATACCACCTACCTTATATAAGATATTATATCATTAACAGAGCGTGCAACAATATAAATAAAACCATGTTCTCTTATTATATTCATAAAATTTATTTGTGCTTCACGTTGTTTGCCTTTTAATGTTTTTACTTCGCAAAAATAAACTACTTTATTATATAAAATCAACAAATCAGGAAAGCCTTCAGGCAGACCCGTATCAAACCATTTTCCATCAGCTGTTTTAACTTTGCCTACATTACATCTAAAGCATAATATGTCATGTTGACCACACCACAAACGAATTTCATTCATCAATTTATGCTCTGGAGTCATACAATGTCCTCATTATGAAATGCAGTTAAAAACGAAGTATAAAGCGTGCGATAAACTTCAATTGTTCCTACAATCATGCCAAGTATTAATATCACAGGAAATAAAACTATAGCAAATAAAATAAATAGAAATCTGCTCATAAAAACCTCCATACATATATAAAATAAAACCACAGCCACTTATACCATTGATTTCCAGTCAATCTGATATGAGTTAGCCACCTAAGTTTCAGTAATTTATTTTTCTTCATTTTTAATAAAAACTTTCATTAATTCATTATGCGCTTGAACTAAATGATATTTATTTTCTTTATCAGGTTCAGCTCTAATCATTTCTAACAATTCATTAATCATTTCTTTTACTGTCATATTAATTCTCCTTCATAACATACATCCGAGTTTTAGCTTTATTAGGACAGCTTCTCATAAGCGATATAGCAGCTTTTTGAGTAAGATTACTGCCTAATATAGTATTTGAAGAATGGTCTTTAACATAAAATTTCATGCGTTTCATATTTAATATCTCCAAGCTTCATATGCTTTAATGAATTTCTTTAATACTTTCTACATCCCAGTGAATAATATTATGATTAACATCTCTAATAGCATATGAATAATAACGAATGCCTCCGTGATATTCATACCATTTTTCTAAAACGCCTTTAAATCTTCTACCATTTTTCATTTTGATAGATACGTTCTTTCCAACTAATGATTCTAATAATTCTTTGACTGTCATAATTCTTGTACCTCTCTTATACAATATTATTCTAATAAATATGTAATAATATGTAAAGAATTATCTCTTGTTTTTTAACATTTTATTCATTCTAGCAGGTATAACTACGTTTTTGTTACAAGTATTACAACAAATACCGCGTTTATATGGCTCTGCATTATTGCCTTCGCCTTCAACTAATTTCCCACAAATACAGCATTTTTTATATACCATTGCGTTTCTTCCTCCTTGCTTCCATTATTTGTCTAGCCCAATAACTTGGATTTTTATATCCGCGTTTAATTCCTATATTTATTAAAGCTTCTAAATCTTTAGCCATACCTACTTCTTGTCTTGCTTGTTTCTTTTTGATAGCAGTTATACGTTCGAGTTCAGCTTGTTTATCTTGTTCAATTTGTTTTCTAGTTTTACCATTATCAAATCCACAATATGGACAAATAGGTTTATTGCCTGCATATACTCGTAAACATTTTTTGCATTGTCTAACAATTACGTCTTCTTCTCTGCTAGCATTACGTATGCGTTTCTCGTGAGCATTCAACGTATACTCTCGCTTTTCTGTAGGCATGCCATGAGTATAACAATTACCAACATAATCAATTATTACTGCTTTTTTATTTTTTCTTGGTGTTAAACATCTGCAAGCTTGCTGAATATATAATGTCTCTGATTGTGTTGGTCTTAATAATAAACAGCAATCGCATTCAGGAAGTGTGATGCCTTCGCTAATTAAATTGCAATTACATAAAATTTGAATCTCGCCAGATTTAAACTTATCTAATAATTCATCTCTACATTTTTCAGGCATTTCATTATCCATTTCTGCGGCTGCATAACCATTGTTTTGGAATAATTTACATACTTCTTTAGCGTGTTTAATATTAACACAATATGCTAATGCTTGCTTGCCTTCTGCTAGCTGTTTATAATATTTAATAATATCACCATAGATTTTCTTATCACACATTGTCTCTGCTAATTCTTCGTTGTTAAAATCAGCTCCAGACATTTTTACATTTGATAAATCAATATTTAATTTAGGTGCATACAAATCATAATTAGATACATAACCAAGGTTTATAAGTTCATCAGCAGATACACCATTTATGATATAATCACATGGTAATGGTTTATTATCTAAACGCTTAGCAGTTGCTGTAAATAATATTTTTTTACATTTATAATAATCACATATTTTTTGATATGATTCACTTCCAGCAATATGAGCTTCATCAATAATAATTAAATCAACTTTACCATGCTCACCTAAATGTCTAACTTCAGTTAAAGGACCTTCAAAACGAACATTTTCAATGATTTTAGCGTGTTGTCTTAATAATAGTCGTCTATGAGCTAAAATAAGAACTTTACTATTTTTTAATGCAGCTTTTTCGCATATTTCTTTCATTATATAAGATTTACCAGAGCGACAAGGCAAAACAGCACAAACGCTATCATATAAGCATAAATTGTGCCGAATTTGATCATATATATCTTGCTGGTATTTTCTTAACATTATCTAATCAATCCTAATTGCAATCTCTTTTTAAAAGTAAGTAATGACATAGTAAATCTTTGTCCACCAATTACTTCTTCATAAACATGACCGCTTTCATCTTCAATATAAGAAATCTCTGTATATTGACCATATTTATTTTCTACAATTTTTAAAGCGTCTTTTAAATTATCACCTCTAACTTCTATGTTATGAAAATCAGTTAAATATTCATCCATATAAGGTTCTGCTATTCTAAATATAAATAGCTTTTTTTCAGTTTCCATAATTTATACCTCTTTTAAATTATAAATTATTAATATCTGTTATTTGAACAAAGTTATTTATTTTAGCATAAGCACGTTTTATATAATATATATAATCAATTTTGCTTGCATCTAATTCTGATAAATCTTTATTAAATACAAATACTTTATCAGGCAAGCTTGGATATCTATCGTGTTTTTCGCCTTTATTTCTATAAATATAGCCAGGTTGTTTACTTGCAAAGCATCTGTTAACTTTTTGTAGTTTTTCAATATTTTGTTCGTTTTCAAAGCTTAGATAATCATAGCTTAAAGTTTTGCAAATATATTGAAACATTTTATAGTTGTCTTTATATTGAATAACTGTATATTCTGGTTTGATTTTATTCATGAAATAATTCACAATACAATATTGTAAAATAATAGGTTCAGAGCTATTATAACAATTAGCAATAAGTGGGTTTTGCCAGTTTTCATAATATGTTACAGCTTCACCTTTAGTATGAATATTGCCTTTGTCGTCTTTATACATATAATTGTTGACATCTCGCTGATATATATCATAAATAGTATCCAATTTCAAATTGAAGCCAGTTCTTTCTTGCCATTCATTTATAATTGCTATGATTTCTTCTTTTTCAATTATAGGCAATGGTTTTGCAATAATACCATCTGTATTGCTTTGAATAAGTTCAACTTTACCTTCTAGTTTTTCTAACAAATCTGCTAAAAATACTTGACCAACCATAGGTATTAAAGCACCAGTCCAAGGGTCATACATTTTTGAATGTTTATTTCTTTGTGCACCAGATACCGCTAATAAGATAGTTTTATATAATGCACGCTTAACTGGGTCTATTTTTTTCAATCTTAATTGCTCATGATACATTTTTATATATAATTCTTTACCCTCAGCAGGAATAGTTCTCGCTAATAAATCATAGTTAATCATAATTAAGTTATAATAACCAGAAACATCAAAATAATATGCCCAATCAAAGTATTTGTTTGTTACAGCACCATGCATACCACCAGCACCTATTAAATGAGGTACTCCGCAGAACATTACTTCTATTTTTTCATTTGTTTTAAATTTTTCATTTAAATAATAATCTAGAATCTGTTTATTTTGTAATTTTAATTGCGGATATAAAATAGGGTGCACAGGCATATTTTCTATATTATATATAGCCTTTGGTTTTAAAACTGCTTCTGCAATTTGTGCTTCAGTATAATGTAAAGCGTCGAATGATAAATTGAATTCTTTAATTAAATCTAATCTTAACTGAAATTCTGATTTAACCATTTTTAAATTTTCAAAAGTTTGGTCTAAATCATGCCTGTTATATTCTTCAGTTAATAATTTTTCTTGTTGTGTTAAAGGTCTATCCAAATTGAAAGCAACTTCTGTTTCTGAAATATTTTTACCCACAACTGCTTCAATTGCTTTTAATGACGTTTTATGCAATTGCATAATATCATAATATTTTAAAGGCAATTGAAAACGCATTTTTACATGGTTATTAATGATATTATTAGATACTGAATATGGGTCAAAATCATTAATAACAGCTTCTAAAATAAAATTATCATAACCGCTATTATTATGACCTACCCATATAGCATCTAAATTATCATAATATAGTTTAATAATTTCTTTTTTATTCCATGTTTGAATATATTTAGCATTATTAATGTCATAAATACCTAATAATGTGTCATATTTAAAAACTTCAAAGTCATATACTAATACTTTCATAACAAACCTGCTTCTAATAATGCATCATAATCAATGTTTAATTCTTCTTCATTAACTGTTTCTTCTTTTTTAGAAGATTCTTTTTGTTTTTTAGGTTCTTTAAATAAATCTTCTTCAAATAATGATAATTGTTCAAAATGTTCTGATTCATCATGTTGAATAAAATGAATAGCATTGTAATTATAATCAGGATTATTAGAACAACCACCTACATATTTAAAAGATGTTGACAATCTATCTTTATTAGCTACTTTAATGCCAATATTAATTTGGTCTTTTGATGTAGTAAGCTTTCCATCGCCATACCAGTCTTTTGATTTAAGCATATATTGAATCAATTTGACATGTGATGTTCTTATATACAAAGTTTTTCCATGATAAGCAAATAAATCGCCTACAAATTTTAAAAACTTTGTTGCTATACCTAAACCTTGATAATCTGGTAAAACTACTAATCTATGAACACGCCAAGCGTTTTGAACTGTGCCTGACATTTGTGGTAATACATAACAGCAAGCGACAAGTTCATCATTTAAATAAGCTACAAAGCATTTAGCTGCAACATTTAAATCTGCGCTTAGATAATGATGTCGTTTAAATAATTGCCAGATTTCAGCTTTGTTTGTTTTTTCATAGATAGAAAGCTTAAATTTTCGCCGAACTAACCTCCTTGAGTCATATATAACTGCATCGTCTAAATCAATAATATAATCTGGACACAAACAATCTAGAAAATCTTTATGACAACTTACAAAAACGCATCTTTTTAAATTGTGTTTTCTAATATATTTGCCAATTGATGCAGAGCAACTCAAGGCTACGTTCCTATCTACATTTGAAGTAAATTCATCTATAACACAACCTGACTTTAATTTTTTAGCGAGTGAAGCTCTAAATCTTTCACCTACTGATAAAACATTGTATGGTTTTGTCCATGTAGGAATACTATTTAAACCTGTTGCACATAATTTTTCAACTGCTAAATCTACGTCATCATCAATATTTGATAAAATGCATTTGCTTAAGTCCCATTCTAAGCGAGTATCGTTACCATAATATTTAGCAAAAGTTGATTTGCCAGCACCTGAAGCTCCTACAATACATATAATATTAAAATCTTTAATTTCTTTTAAAACATCATTGAATTCAAAAGGATAAAATTTATTAGTTCCATCAAAATCAAAATCAAAGTATTTATTAATTTTATCTGTTGATTTATCTAATTGAACTTTACTGATTAATGGTTCTTTGCTTCTTGTAAGACGAGCAATAACAGATAGCTCATCTTTGAATTTTAGCATTAATTCTAATTGTTGATAATTTTCACTCATTTTTAAATGTCCTCGCTTACAGTAATTTGTTCATAATTGACTTTTTTAGCTAAATCTTCAGCACCAGTTTTTAGTCTAATGCCTATATATACTATACCACTACCGCTATTGTACTTTTTGAACTTTTTGCCTAGGTTTCTACCAAAAACTGTTTGATTAGTTCTTTGGTCTCTGCGTTGACAAAATGCTCTGAAATTATCATATAATACATTAGCTTTTTCAAAATATGATGGTTTGCATTCGCAATATTCAGAAATCCATTGTGCAACAATATCCATATTTTCTTTATACTCGTTAACAGCTGTTTGAATTGTTTCAGGCATTGCGAGACCTTCTTTTTTATATAATAGGTAGCCTTCATATAGCCAGCCAAGAATTTGTGGTAGTTCTTGTAATAATTTATCTCTTAAATCTTTATCTTCTCGACCAGTAAAATCTGTGGGAACAGGAATCTTAACAATTCTTCTCCAAATGCCTTTATCTGTACCACGAATGACTGGTTCATAATTTGTAGCCATCCAAATTTTGCCTTTAAATGCAAATTCAAATGAATTACCATATAAGAATCTTGCTACTTGATTGCCAATGCCAGAAGTCAAAGATTTGACTAATTGTTCGTCTAATTTATCGCCTTCTTTGATTTCTTCAACTGCGACAAATCTTTTGCCTTTTAATCTAGCAATTTCTTCGCTGTTTTGTGAGCCAAACCTTTGTTCTGTTAATAATTGTGGTTTGCTTGTAATACCATAACTACCAAGAGCTGATTTAATAATATCTAACAATAATGATTTGCCATTGTTGCCATCGCCATGTAAGATAAACATGCATTGTTCTCTAGCTGAATCAGTAATAGAATAACCTAAAGCTTTATGTATATAATGAATAACATCTTGATTGTTAGCAAAAATTTCATTTATAAATCTTAAAAATCTTTCAGGTTTTTCTTTACTAATAGCACAGCCAGTAGTCATAGAAATCATATTTTCTTTAATATTGGCTTGTATATTTTGTGTATCTAAATTAATAGTACCAGAATCAGTACATATTAAATATTTGTCTTTATCAAAATCTTCATTTGTAACTGGTATACCAGGTAAATGCCGTGCTTCTTTTAATAATGATTCTTTACCACTACTGCTATAAATATTTTCTACATTTTTAATAGCACGCATTTTTTCTGTCATGTCTGATATGTTGGCTGTTTCATATAACATTGTTTCTGCAAGAATTTCAATATAATTTTTAACTGAATCAGAAATATCATATTGCCAATAATTGCCATTCCATATCATCCAAATTTTATTGTCTACGTTATATCTTAAAACATCCCCAAACATATCAATAAATCTATGAGCATTGCCTGTATCATTTAAATCATATTTTTTATCTGAATTAACAGGTGTAGGTTGTTGTATACCAACATAACCGTTAGCATTTCTAATAGTATCTACAGCATAAGTTCCTGTTTGCCATTTTTTCTTATGCATAAGGTCTTTGCTTTGATAGTATGGTGACATTTCAAAATAGCGTTTTATTTCGTTTTCGTCATTTTTTAAATAATAAGCTAATTTACAGCATAATCTCATATCTGATTCAGATTCATCAGAATGTGAACCAGGTGCTTTTTTATTCCACAAATCAGCAAATTTGGCGTCTTTTTCTAAAACTTTATTTAGATTAAACTGACCTTTTTTCATATATTTGGTAAGCAATGGTTCTATATTGATTTCATTAATTCTATCACCAGATAATTTATTACCAGTAATGCTTACATATTTATTTGTATTATCGCTAATATAAATTTCTAAACCTAAATTAGCGTTGTTTATATAATATTGTGATTTATCAATTTTAGAACTAGTCTTAAAAATAATTCTAATACCAGTTTTAGAAGGACTGTATTCTGTATATGATTGACAAAAATCAATAATGTCTTTTGCCATATCAGATAAATTGCCATTTGCGTCAACACAATGATCAATATCAATAGCACTAAATCCTCTAAAAATGCCTAAACCTACTCCGCCTGTTTGTTTACCATTATCATCATATTTTAAATATTTATGTAAATGATTTAATAAAACTGGATAAGTAACAAAAGTGGTTGGGTCATTGCTTTTTGCATGAGTATTATCGACTGGATTAAAAGGTTCTTTGCCTTTTTCAGTCAATTTCCAACAACACCACAATGCAGAAAATTTTAACTCTTGTGGTATATCTTTTAACGATAAAGCGTCAATCATATTAGCCCCTTTCGATAATAAAAGGTTATCTATGAAACTTGCCAGCATGCATATATTAAGGAGAGTTTAGCAAGAAGCTTTGATAACCGTAAGCTTTTTAGGAGACTTGAATATGATAAACCTTAGAAAGGTAAATCATCATCTGAGATGAAATTATTTGAAGGCTGTTCAGAAACAGAATCAAATAAATCTTGTTGAACAGGAGCTACTGGCTCTTGAACCACTGGTTGAGGTAATTTTTTAAGTTCTGGAACTTTAATCTTACCTTCTTTATAAGCTTCTAAAGAACGGAAATCAACAACTTTGAATGCAATTTTAACTTCGTTGTTTTTATCGAGATATTCTTCTTCAGCAACAACTGCCATTACATTTTTACCAACTAATTTAGATTCGTCCCAGTCCCAATGGTAGCCTGAATTTGTTTTTTCAATAGCTGTAATAAAAGCTTTAAAAAATGGTAATGCTTTTTGTTTATAAGAACGAATGCATCTGCTAGCATCATTCATACCTGCTGCTACTAAAGTGCTAAAATAATTAGCATATTCACCTTTAGTAATATCACATGTAACTTCTAAGTATTCATTTTCAGGATTATCTTTAACACTTGTAATTTTAACCCCGTAAACACCTGCTGGTAATCTTTTAAATTCACCAGCTTCATTTGCTAATTCATAACCTTGAATTGGTTTCATAAAATTTCTCCTTATTTATAATATTCTCTGATTCTTTCGCTTACAAATTGTAAATCATTATCAATATATTCTGATTCAAACATACCAATTGGTGATTTAGTAACATCTAAGCCATCAGTATTTGTAGCAAAAACATATTTGCCATCTAATTTTAAAGCGTGTAAGACAATTGTAAACATGCCTTCAATACAAACTTTATCATCGAGTAATTTACCAATTGTCTTTGGTTTACTATAACCCATGTCGTTCATTTCTTCATGCATGATTACATAGACTAACATGTCTTCTGGTAAATTATCTGCTGCGAATTTAATCAAATTGTAGAAATTATCTGCAATTTCATTATATAAATCAAATTGGCTATTTCCTTTAGCTTGTCTATGACCAGCCATGAATTTGCTTGTCATGATATAGCCCGCATCATCAATAACTGCAATTCTGATACCTTTGTCATAGGCGGCTTGTAAAATGCCTTTGATTTTAAGATATTCATCACAGCAGACAATTTTAAGATTGTCATTGTTTTTAAATGGTAATGGTTTATTTGTAGCACTAATAACTGCGACTGGTTCTTTAATATTTCTTAAAGATGCAGTTTTACCTGAACCACTTCTACCCATTACAAGAGTCATCTTTGCCATCTGTATTTTCCTCCTTGGCTTCTTTTAAGATTTGTGCTAATAATGCTAATTCAGCATTTAATAATCTCATTTTTTCTAAAATTTTTTCTTTATATTTGCTTTTTGCTATTATTTTGTCTCCCAGAATAATGATTTTTCTAATTTTCTATTTAAACAAATATAATGTAAACCTAATTTAGAATCAAATTCAATGTTGTATTCACCTAATTGGTTTTCAGTTAATGGTAATCTATCTAAATTGATTTTAACTACTTTGACTGAAGCACTCCATTCACCAATTTTGAAGCCTCTTTTAGCATCAGCTTCTTTGAAATAAATATTTGCACCATCTTCAGCTAATACAATGTAATCTTCATTAGAAACAATTTTATAAATGCTATTTTTTCTAAATTTGAATAATAACATTGTTGCATTCGCTCTTTTTTCTAAAGTAACTACTACATCACAATCAAACTGAGTTCTATTTTGTGTATGAGTTTTTTCTAGCCATTCCATTATTTAACATCCTCCTTGAAGAAATCGCTAACATCAATTGTTGCAACTATACCTTTAGTCAAACTAATTTCAACTTTGACTTCAGGTTTTAATACAGCATATTTGCTTTTATAATCTATGAAGCTTGTGACTCTGTTATCAACTTTGCCTTCATTTAGATTTTTGATAATCTGTTTAATAACATCTTCTAATGTCATTGTTTTCATTATTTACCTCCATAACACCATTTACTAACCTTACAGTAGTATTTACATTTTATATTATCTCCTGGCCTCATTTGAATTTCTCCAGCACCATTGCATTTATTTGTAATATAAGCATGTGCATCTTCTTCAGTATCAGCTACATAAGCAGCTCTTGCATCACCAGCTTTTTTATAAACTGCATACTTATTGCCTGTAAACCAACGCTCTGAATCATCGCATTGTGGGTTTTTATTTTCTTTAATATCTTTCAATTTTTCTTTAACAAATTGCTCAATATAATCATAATCTGAATCAGCAATATTATATTCCCAAGTATAAATTGGCGATGCTGGATAGCCTGTAACAACATTTGCTTTCATTTTGCTCCAGTCTTTTAATAACATATGGAATTTTAATTTTCTTTTTAATTCGCCTGTTTTTAAGAAATTTAACCACGCATATATTAAGCCTCGCTTACGATAATCTTCAAAATCTTGTTTTTGAACTTTTGTTACTGTAGTAAACTTATAATCTTCAATAGCATCAGCTGTAATTAAATCTGCTATTCCAACAATTGTGTCTTCACCGACTTGTGTTTCAAATTTAACTTCTGCATTTTCAGTTGCGTTTTCTTCTAAGATTTTATGTGCTGCTGTTCCAAATAATGCCATAATCATGTCTGAAACATCTTCTTCTAATTCATTAGCATGCAATCTTAGCATTTGAATTTCACGAGTAGGAAGTAACAATTCTGTAACAGAATATCTATTTGGTTTATATTCTGTTTTTTCTTTTGATTCAGCAAATTTAACAATTGCTTCTGGAATATTGTGTTTGTTAGTTACCATAATAAATTCCTTATAAATGATGGTTCAACTTCTAATAATTTAGCAATTCTATTAATCATTGTAATGCCTGGTTTTAATTTATTATTTTCATATAAAGAATAACTGCATTGTCTGATACTTAATAATTTTGCCATTTGTTCTTGTGTTAAATTTTTAGATAAACGATATTTTTTTAAATATTCACCTAACATATATCTTCTCCTTTCTCAAATATTATATATTTATTAAATTTATCATTTGAAACAATTTACATACACTACGTATATATTTTTATTAAAGAAGTTTACGTGCTCACGCTGTCTTAATAGTCTTAATAGTTTTTTATTTGCCTTAAATCTTACGTAAGGTATATATAGAATGAAAGTTTACGTTTTGGAAAAACTATTAAAACTATTAAGTTGTATCTTTTCAATTATTCTATTTTCATTATAATAATATTGTCAGGATGTATAAATTATGACTAAAACAGAAATCAAAAATATACTAAAGTCTAGCGTGAAAACAGGCTGGTTACATTTTAAAGATGAATCTGATAAGAAATATATATTAGATTTACTTAAAGATAGCGAGTTAGAAGAAGTTTTTGATGCTTTAGAATCTTGCGAATTTGAATATAAAGAAGATTATGATATTGTTCAAGATTTAAGAGAAGAATTTGAAAGTATTTAAAAAATATTTTACTTTTATTAGAATTTGTTGTAATATAATAAGGTCATAAGGAGGCAAAGAATATGACAGACAAAGAAATTAAAAAAGCAGTAAAAGAATCACACCAAGAAGACGTAGTAGCAATCGTATTAATCTTCCAAGACAAAAACGGGTATGTCTGGGCTGATTCACCAGCAGATTGCAGATTGTATGAAAATTGCTGGACTAAGAAAAAATACGGGACTAGATATTCCTATTCAAATGTTATTGATATCAGAGTTATCCATTGCGAAGCTAAAGCTAAGTGGATTGAAGAAACAGCTAAAAATATGACATTTGTTAATTTAAGCGAGGTTCTTAAATAATATGTGGGCAATTAAAAACGGGAATTACTATTTAAGTAATCAATATGAGCTAGCAGCCGAGATAGTCTTAGGCTATGGCGGTGTCTGGTCTAAAACCGACATCAAAAAATTCAAGACTAAAAAAGAAGCTTTAGCAGAAATTAAGCGAATGAATAAAAGTTTTAAAAGCGTGGAGATTATAAAATTATGAAATTAAGAACGATTGAAGAATTGCATGACAAAGAAATCGGTCATAGAAAATTTGCTAAAGTATGTGACTTAGTATTAGAAGAAGGATATCAAATCACAGAAATTAAAGAATATAATGAGCAGTTTAAATTCAAAATTAATAAATATGACTTCGTTTATAGAAAAGAGTGGAAAGCATCATCAGAAGAATTTGTTCGTTATCTTCTAAATGTTTTAGCATTACAAGAACAATTGGAGAATTTACGCAAATGAAACGCTATATAAAAGTAAAAAATCGCTGGATTGATACGCTTGAATCTTTAAAAGCAGGTATCTGTTATTTAAAAATAGGCAAATTAATATATGAAGTATATTCAGACACAAAAATAGGTTATGTTCAGGCTGAAAGCGATATAAATCCATTAAAATACAAAAAACATTTGGTAAACAATTGAAAATCAATAGGAGACTTAAATTATGAATAATTTATTTAAAGGAAAATATTTAATCGGAATTTACTCATTAATTTCTGAAGGCGAGACATTACTTGCTTTAGTTAATAATCATCATGAATTTGCAAAGCTAATGCATATTAAAGAATCAAATGCTTATATGATTCTAAATAATTTGTTTTATAACAAAACTAATTATATTAGATATCAAGGCAAAATTAGGACAGTAGCATTTATTGAAGAAATAGATGATGATTAATCAAATGATAAATATTTATTAAATATAATAGAAAAGAGGTATAGAAATATGTATTTACATGTTAGAAGCAAAGAAATTGCAGAAAAAATTAAGCAAGCTATTCCAGAAGCAAAAGCTAGTGAATCTAATTTCGTAGAAATTAAAGATGAAAAATATACAGGTTTATTTGAGTGTTATACTTTCAGTACTGGATTAAGAATTTATGAAAGAAAAACACGAGAAGATAAAATATTTATTCCAACAGAAGAAATTTACGTGGTGTATGAATTATGAATAAAGAATTTGAAGCATTAAAAAGATTAAAACAAGAAACCTGTCCAGCAACCTATAATCAAGATTTTGATAAGAATAAATGCTGTAATATTATTGAAAATGCGTTAAATGTATTAAAAATCTTGATTGATAAGCAAGTTGATATAAGTCAAATTTATGACAGCGCAAATTATAATGATTATACTAATAAGTTGGAAGAGTTTTTTACCAACAACGTTGAAGCTAATTTAGGAAGCGAACAAGATAAAGAATTATGGTGGGAATGTTATTATTTGACTGAAGAAGAATATGATTTAGTAAGGAGTTTATTATAAGTATGATTTATAGAAGACATTGCAGAAATTGCAGATTTTGTAAAATCAGTAAAGGTTTAAGTTCAAGATGTTATCAATGCAGATTAAAGGATAATCAGAAAGTTAAACCTACTGGTATTTGTAGTGATTATAAAGAGGTGTAATTATGGTCAGTGATATTACATGAGGAATAATTATCAACATTTTATTTATTATTGCGTTTTTTATAGGAGAAATAATGTATGAGTAAAGGTTTAGAAGTTAATGTTGAAATCGGCTTATGCACGAAAGATATGGCGAAAGAAAACCCAATAAAAGATTTTGAAATACTTATTGAAGAACATAAGAATAAATGGTCAACACAAATGTATGAGTATTTCAAAGAGTGCTTATCCATCATTAAAAAAGAAGTAAAAAGACTTGAAGAACTTGACAACGGTCCTTATGTTTCAATTCATATAAATAGATATCACGAATTATGCGATAAAGAAGACGCATTTGATAGTCTTTCAAAAGATGATGAAAAAGCAAAGAAAGAATTGTCAAAAGAAATTGAGAAGAATAGAGCATTTGAGATTATTAAAGAGAATTTAAACATTGACGAAATATTACTTGCTATTAAAGGTGTTTGTAAAGCAAGCGATTATGACTTATTAAAAGAGGCGTTAAAATGATATTTGAATTATTGATGCTAATCATACCAGGAATTATACTTTCAATTATTTACAGAATAAAAAGGAGAAATTAAAAATGAACAAAATTTTATTAAATCAAAAAGGCAGAAATCATATCAAAGTTATGTTATTAAAAGATAGTGATTTAGAAATGCCTACTGATAAAGCAGAGCAAATCAAATTCTGTGAAACATTATTTGCTAATTTGCAACACGACGATAATGCTATTAGACATTTTTATTACAGGAATGTTAAAAAAGGCTATCAAATTGCAGTTTATGAATCTGATGGTAAAATATATTTAGCAAATTGTATTCGTGATATGGAGCACAATTACATAACAATAATCTATGTTTCTAAAAATTTAAATGATTTAAAAAATATCGCTAAAATGCTAAGAGAAAATATTGAAACAATCATGGATAATTATAAGAATCAAATCTTAGAAGGCAAAAAAGCGTTTGAAGATATGAATAAAGAATAAGAGGCTAAAGCATGAATCAATTAAAAGAATTATACGAATCAATTAAACTGGTGAATGAAACAGCTAATGCTTCATTCGATATGGATAAAGTTAATGATTTATTTGCTAAAATAGAAAAAAAGCTGAAAATGCTTGAAGTCATATTAGACAAAAAAGTTAACATCTATGATGAAATATATTCTTGCGTAGATTATGAAGATTATAGAGATAGCTTCGGATATGTTCAAGAAAAATTCAACTTATCAGAATTAGAATTTAATCAAATAAAAACCGCCCTTAAATAGAGCGGTTATTTTTTATGTTGGTATTACTTCAGGAAATAACCAGTAATAATATAGAAATCCAACACATATCAGAGTTAATCCAATAATTAATTCTAATATAAATAATTTAGTTCTTAATTTTTGTGACATAATTAAAACTCAAATTTGCCTAAATAAGAAAGTGTAACAGAACCTGTTGTTTCATTGGATTGTGTACCTGTTTCTGCATCGATTAAAAATGTTTGAACGAAACTTGAGCTATTAAATATAAGCGTTCGTTTAGCTACAAAATATTTGTGTGTTACACCATCAATATCTTTTTGTAATTTTGTAATACCATATTCAGGATATTTAAAAACAGGCATGTTATAAGCTGTTGTGGTTCCTACAAAATGACTTTTTATATAATTACATAATTGAGCATAGGAAGTTATGTTTAAATCACCATCACTAGAATATAAAATCAATATTTCGTTTGCATCACCACCACCATCAGCTCCACTTACTTTTGTATATCCTGTTGGATTAGAAAATGTTAATTTAAAACGATATGCATATATTTTTGCGCTAGAACCTCCACCACTGGAGCCTCCACTAGCTCCTAAATTAACCATTAATTTTTGTTTCATAAATCATTCTCCTTTATACTGTTGCCATTTCAAAATAATAAGTCATAATGCCTGCTGACAAAGGAATAACACCATCTACATAATTGCCATTTACATTATGAGCAATTTCTTCATTATTCCATAAAGCATAACAATCGCCTCTAATTCCATCTGGTGTAGTGCCTGATATTGTCGTCATAACATTTGTTCCTGCTGATACTTGCTCATTTGCTCTAAACAAATATCCTTTTAAAGTAATTCCGTTTCCTTGTGAATCTGTTTGTGGCTTTTCAAAATATAAATCAATTTCTTGTCTGCCTGTCGCAACATTTAATGGAACCAAGAAACTATTGATATCATTCGCTCCAAAAACATATTCTACATTATTATATACAAACTTACCTCTTCCATTAGATAAATTACCCCAAGAACCATATAATTTTAATCTCAAATACACATAAGGATAAGAACTACTTGTGCTATTATTTTGCAATCCATTGATTTCAATTACTATTTTCTTTGCAACTGGTGTAATTGTTGCATATTCTAATACCTTCGTTGCCACACCATCCTTAAAGTTTTCCGCTACCGATTTTACTTTTAATAGCTTATTATCTAATTCAGCTGTAATAGTTAATGGTTTACTAACGCTTTCATTATCAATTGTAGCGTCTAATACATCATTAAACCCACCATTACGAGAATCACGCTCCCAAGTAACATTATTGTCACTAACAGTAATTATAGGCGCAAATAAAGTAGGTTGATTGCCTCCACCACCAGATATTGTTCTTCTTAATTCATTAATATCTAAGTATTCGTTGATTTTTTCATAAGTGAATTTGCTTAAATCCAACTTATAAATCTGCATATCTTGAAAACGATGATATGCTAATAATACATCATATGTTTCTGCTTGAATAAGAATACCTGTTTTAAGATTATTTGGTTCTAATTGGAATAATACTGGAGCAACATCTGCTTCTGGTAAATTAGTAAATGATGCATCAATAGTGTTTCCAGAACCATTCATCACAGATAATAATGATGCTTTTTGTTCGTCTGTTAAGCTTTCGATAACAGATTCTATGAATGGTTTTTTTCTAATAACACTCATATTAATTACCTCCTTCTATGACTGTGCTATTTTCAAGAGCATTGATTTCATCTCTTAATTCTTGTCTGTGAGCCTTGATTGGAGCATATTCTTCGTCAGTAAGCCAACCTTCACTCCATTTAAAACATTGATAATCGGTTTTTGCTAATTCTCGCTTTAATTGTGCGATGCGTTTTTGCTTCCCATCAACCACTCTTGATTTAGCAATTTGAACATATTGCACAAACTCTTCTTCAGTGATTGCTACATAATCTTCAGGAATTGGGTTTAATTCTTCTTTTAATTTTAAATAACTATTACCTTTTTTATAATAATACATAATTAAATCTCCTCCACAATATCGTTTGAAACTATAGCGCTGTTCCAAGTCGCATCCCAGAACTCATGATTTTCATCAATATAAGCAAAACCAAAAACAGTAAGATTTACGCTACATTCTAATAAAGGATAAATCAAAGAATGTTCATCTTCATAAAAACCACTAACAAAACCTGGAATTGCATCGCCTAATTCATCTAAAGTTTGAACACCATTTCCGCTTTTACTAATAATCACTAATGTTACATAATCGCTATGTCCATAATCAGCAACTTGCACTATATGTCTATATAATTTAGTTTCTTTTCTAGTAGCAATATAATCACTGCCTGTAGATTGACCACTTGCTCTTGTATCAGGGAATTGTAAGAACGAAAAACCTGCTACGTAATTTAAGTTGATTGACCTAATTCCAGTTGGTTCTAATTCTGTATATTTACTAGAAGTTCCTGATTTCAAATATCTTGCTAAAATATCATGTGTTCCTAAATCAACATCGTTACTAGCATTTGAATATGGAACTAAACCAGCTAAACTTTGATGTTCAGTAAGATAATCTTGACTTCCTACCCATTCTTGAGTAGCAATTGTTTCAGATTGATTAGTTGAAACAGGAAAATCTAAAGTAAAATCATAATCTTCTGCTGTAATATTAATACCTCTAGAATCAATATATGTATTATATAAAGCACCTTGAATATTAATATATGAAGAAGTTTTTAAATAATGATTACCTAAATCAACATTATCATCTGCACCTGTATATGGTACAAAAACATTTTCAGCATTTTCTAAAGCAGTAATTCTGCTGAATAAATATTGATATTGTGAATAATTTAAAGAAGAATCTGGAATAATTCCAACGCTTGCTTGAACATTAAATGCAAAAGTATCTAAAACATAATCTTTGCTTTCTACAGTATCAGATAAAGTAACAGTAGCTGCAACGACTCCATTAGCAACAGTTTGTGCTGATTGTAATGTATATTTCCAGAATTGATATTTTTTCCAGTATTTAAAATATTTTAAATCACGAGTTTTATCATAAGGAATTTCTAAACCAGTACTGACTTTAGTCATTGCATTTAAATTGCCTAAATTTTCATCAGTATCAACTAATTTAAATGCAATAGAAGCAGCAGTGATATTAGCTGGTAATTTATACATATCATCAGACATTTGTGGATTAGCAGATGATTCTACATAAACATAAATTGTTTTAGAATTATCATCACCCTGTCTCACAGGATAACTGACGATTTCTTTTAAATTACCTGAGTAATCAAAGTATATATACATATAAGCTCCTCCCTTAATTAGATTTCTTCGTATCCACCACCAGCTCCATTACCAGCTGCTAAAACTCTTCTTAATTCATTGATATCAAGATATTCATTTACTTTTTCAAAAGTAAATTTATCTGTATCTAGTTTAAAGATTTGCATATCTTGGAATCTGTGATATGCTAACAGAACATTATAATTTTCACTTTGAACTAAAATGCCGGTTTTTAAATTGTTGTTTTCTAGCTTAAACAAAACGCTACTAATAGCATCTGCCGGCATGTTTGTAAACGAAGCATCAACAGTATTTCCTGCTCCGTTCATTACATCCAATAAATCAGACTTTTGTTCATCGCTAAGGTCTTCAATTAAATCTTCGATAAACGGCTTTTTTCTAATTACGCTCATTGGCTGGTTCCTCCTTTACTTCTCTGTGAAATATTTTATCTCCAATTTCCACTAAACCTTCTATATTATTATCAAAACACCATTTAGGTAGTGGATTAAGGACGATTGCTACTGATTCACAACAGATAATTACAATTAATACTTCTTTCATAATTGCCATATTATCTGCTAACCAAATAACTACAAATAAAGCTAAACATAATGGTAGAATGATTTTAACAAATCCAACAACAATTTGCTTCCACCAGAAATATTTAGTTTTTAAAGAGACTACACAATAATAACCGATTGCTGATAAAACTCCAATTAGAACAGCAATAGCAATGATTGTCCATAAATTTAGTTGTAAAGAACTTTTTACTTCATATAACTTAAATCTGACAATTAGATAAACTACTGGAGCTAACGCTGTTGTTAGGAATGCTGCTAATCTCGCTTTGTTCATTTTCTGCTGCCTCCTCTTCTACTACATCATAAGGATTTGTTCTGTATAAACCAGATTCGCATCCTTTTTTAAACTTAACAATTTTTTCTGATTTTCTTTTTAATTTAGCGACTTTTTCTACACATACATAATTGAAGTTTGTGTATAATTGAATTGCACCGCAAGAAATCCAAATAGATACTTGGACACAAGATTGAATAAATAATGCCCAATTCCATTCTTTAAAAAATGGAACAAAGTAAGCACCTACTACAGCGCCTACTACAGCAAATAATCCATTCTTGGTAAACATTGCTCTTCTTTGATTTCTGTCTGTTTTCTCTTTTTTGGTATCATTTTCAACTTCTATACCGTATTCAGAGAATAGATTTAAATTATATACTTTAACATTTAAACACTTTCTTAAAATACGTTTTTGATGGCGTGTAAGATACAAACCTTCTTCTTCTGGTTTTTTTGCAATTTTTGGATTTTTATAATTGCCATCTTTATCGAAAAACCATTCATAACGCATTTGTGCTCCAACAAGATTCTGTCTGCGATAACGTTTTTTCATTTCTATTTCTTCGCAAACATAGAAATTATCAACATATTCGATATAATCATTAGCACTATTGCAAACATTTAAATAAGTATCCCGATTAGTAATCCAAATATTACTACGATAACCATAATTGAAACCATTTTCTCCCATGCATTCTTTAATGATGAATGCTACTACAATTCCAATTCCTGCTCTTGCTAAAACTTCAGCAATAGTTAAACCAGTTGCTTGAATTGTGACTAATCCATAAAAGATATATGCAAAAGCGGTTAAAATAATAACCGCATTAATGATATTACCTTTTATAAAATCGTAAATTTTTTTATTTTGTTCTTCTTTTAAAAGTCCCATAATTTATCAGTTAGAAAATCTTTTCGTAATCTTCCTTAACTGCCTCTTTAACTGCATCTTCTTTGACTTTTTGTTCTTCTAATTCTTTTGTGACTTCTTCAGCCGCTTCTTTAACTTCTTTGCTATTTGTTTTACTACCTAAGAAATCTAATAAAGCAACTTTACCAGCTTTTGTGCTATCTTGCATTAAAACTAAAACTTTCATCATTGTTTCATTAGATTGTTCTAATGTTTCAACAGCACCTTCTAATTTTTTAATTTTTTCTTCACTTAAATTATTAAATGCTTCAGTTAAATATTTACCAACTTCTGCTTTGACTAAGTTAACTAAATCTTCTAATGTTTTATATTTAAACTTACGATATTTAATATAAATACCTAATAAGCCAGTTAATACGCCTGCTTCAGAACACCATGTGATAATATTTGCAACCATTTGTTTATCTAAATGTTGATTTAACCACGCTTTTACTTCATCTAAAGCTTTTGATTCTTCAGTTTCAACTGGTTCTTCGCTGCTTGTAATTGGTTCTTCAGAAGATTCTGGCGCTGGTTCGCTTGTTTCTGGTTCTTCGCCTTCAGCATATAATACTGTAGGTTTATTCATAATTGCTAAACTTAATCCAGCAGCAACAACTGGTAAACTAACTAACAAAAATAATTTCTTCATACTATTCCTCCTCTGTTAGCACTTGTAAGATATTATGATATTCTTGTAATTTTTGATTGACTCTTTCCTTAAATTGTTGAGTCTCGGTAATTAAATTATCAATTGTGTTTTGCAATTCAACAATACGATTTCTTAAAGGTGCTAAATATTCGTCTTTTGGAATATTAGTCCAGATTCCATCGCGATGAACCAAAATGTCTTCATTTTCTAGTTCTTTGTTAATTCGAACATCTAAAATTGTTTTCATATTATTACCTCTTTTATATTATATCTAAATTTCATCAATAATTAAATATGGATTATCAGAATCATAAATATTTTTATTTCGTGTACGTAAAACGTTTAATTGTAAAACATACATTGGAACCCAAACACCAGATTCAATTTCTGCTCTATAACAGTTATTTTCAGGAATGTTATTAAGTGCTAATAAAGGATTATTGTTTTCTTCTACTAAATATAAGCATTTATTTTTTGCAGTATTTATTGCAAATTGATGAGCATCTGATGGATTATTGAATCTCATTCCTGATAAAGCAATAAATATTCTTGTATTAAGATTCCCGTTTGGTTGATTATATCCAAATTTTACTGAGTAACTCAATGGAATTCCTTCTGGTAATTGATTTGGATTTCTAAAGTTATAACTAGATGTCGGATACACTTTTAACATGTAATTATTAGTATCATTATTAGATATATTGACTGCTTGTTGACGTTTTAACCATTCTTTGCTAAAACATATATCTGTTGTATCAGTACAAAATTCAAATTGAGTAGAAACAGCTATTCTTTCTTGTGAATCTTTATGTATTTCTTTAAAAGAATAAAATTTATCATTAGAAATATGTTGTTCTCCTACTTCAGGCATTTGCCACAAATTATAAACATAATCTTTAGCTTTATTTGGATAATCTCTTACATCTTCGCCATCTACCCAGTCACCTGAATATGGTGAATTAATAATGTTTTCTGAAAAAATCGCTGAAATTCTATTATATTCACCGATATTATTAGTGTATTGTCTCATTTTTAAAGGAAAACCTTTGTTTTCGATTAAACCACTAACAATTTCACCAGCTACTGTAAAATCTGTATATTCGTCAATTACGTCTGTATCTAACATTTGACAAGCCCAGAAGTTATCGTAAAATTCATAAGTAAATACTAAAGAATTACCAACTAATCTACTAATTAAATCTAAACAATAATATCTATTTGATAATGGATACCAAATATTGCTATTGTCGGTATCAGATGCTCTTGTTTGAACGAAAACATATTTAATAGGAGAAGCATTATATATAGTTAAAGGAGAACATAAATATGTTGCTATATTATAGTCTGATAAAGCACCTAACGAAATTATTAGTTCAATATGTTCAGTATAACTAAATTCACAGTAATATTTTATTAAATCGTGTCTTTTACAAGATTGTGATTCATCAGCAATTTGCCAAGAACGAATTTTACTTTTTACACCAGTAAAATATTCACGCAAAATATAATTTTTGGTTGCTAATGCATTAACTTCTGTATGATTTTTAAATATCTGATATTGAACTTGATAAATAATAGAATCACCATATGTTTCAGCAAGTTTCATAAGCACTTCATTAGATTCGAATCTCGCATTAATAGATAATTGTTCATTACCTAATCTATTTGCTTTTTGATATTCTAAAAATCCTTGAGCATAGGAATCTACCATTGAATTTGTTTGATTATCAATAACAACTCTTTCATGTTCTACATCATCGTTTTTAGATGCTCTAAATAAACAACCAGCTAATGTTTCATATTCGATTTTAAAGAAAATAGTATACCATTGTGGCTTTGTAACAGAACTACCAACATTAACGTTTGGATGTTGATATCGGATAATTTTATCAAACAATTCATCATATAAAAATTTATCTTGCCACCAGAATTTTGTTTTATGATTCCAGTTTCTAATTTCGTTTGAACCTCTGGTATAATAAACAGACCAGTTTTGCGATTCTCCGAAATGTTCAAAAGATGGTGAATTAGTGTTGTATAAAACTTTTTTAGTAATCCATTCTTGATATTCAAAGACAATATTTGTAATGTCTTGTGTCATCCATGTATTTGTAGCATCTACACCAATTACATAAGCTCCTTCGAAGTGAGCTGTAAGAGATTTTAGTTTATAAATAGGATATGATGTTTTTAAAACCATATTATCATTTTGCAATACAACCCCATTATCTGCTGGACTAAACATCACCCATTCTGCTTTTGTTACTAAATTATTAACTCCTTCTGTTTGATTAGTAACATTTTCTAGATTTACTTGTAATTCTGATACATAGTCTTCGCTGCTTTTACTTCTTGTAACATAATTAATGTGTGTTGTATCACTTGTCCAATCTGTATCGCTAACTTCTGTTAAATCCATGAAAGATAATGTGCCATTATTTAATATAGGAATACAATCTGCCACCATCATTAAATCATTTAAAATTTCTCTTAATGTTGGAGTGTTCCATTGCATTTCTGGACACTGCATGTTAAACTTATTTTGTAAACTATGTAGTGTATCATCCCATTTAAATTTATAATCATATCTAAAAGTATTGCCATCTTTGATTTTGATTTGAGGACAATATTCTGTCATATATTGATTAATATAATCATATACAGTTCTTGTTTCACCCCATACTTTAGTAATTTTAAGATTTGGAAGAACTGTTCCTTCTAATTGTTTTGTTTCACTAAATAATGAAATTTCATATCTATAAATTTTTGGATTAACGCAAGTTAAAGTTTCTGTATATGTATCAATGCACATATATTTCCAGAAAGTTCCGTTATCATATTGAATTTCTACGATATCATAAGGAGCCATTTTAATAGCAGAAGTTCTATTGCTAATAACGATTGAACCAGTATCTAATGTTTCATTATAACATTCAGTAAAAACAGGAGCTTCATCTACTTCATAAACAGAATTATTATTTTTATTTAAAATTTTAATTTTCATTAGTATTCCGTACCTCTGCTTCCATTATTTGAACTATTTAAACCAGCTCTAGTTCTTAATTGCTCAATTTGCTTATTTTGAAGATTATTCTGTGAATAACCAAGGAATAATTCTTGAGTTTTAGTAATTGCAGTACCAGCAATAACAACTCCAGCGCCAATCGCAGCGCCCCATGGTCCAAATTTAGAACCTGCATAAGCAGCCATCGCTATATTACTTAATACACTAGCTACGCTCATTGCATTTTGCACATGTTGTTGAGTCACATAATCACCAGTGAAATTACCGATATTACTCAATGTATAATCAATCGATTGTTTTGCTTCTGCTTGAATAAAATTAAAAAATTTATGCTCAGCAAATTCAGCAAGCGGATTCCTTTTTTCTTTTTCTTCTTTTTGTTTATCTATTTTATTCTGTTCATCAGCTTCAGCTTTATTTTTGCCAAATCTTCTATCAGAAATAGTAATATAAATTTTGCCATCATTAGCCATAATATTACTCCATAAAACCTAATTGTAAGCTTGGTATCTGATTTGGTGCAGTCATAATCTGTGCACTGATTAAACGCATAGTTTTGCTAAATGAAACACCTAAAGTAAAGGCAATAGTGAATGATTCATTACCATCATGAGTATCATTTAAAATACTTAATACTCTATCAACTAAATCGATGTATTCTCTATCTTCATCTAAGTGAACCATTGGAATTGCCATCGCAATAGAAAAAGTTGATACAGTTTTAACTGATGTAGCAAGATATTTATTAGGAAGTTGTTGTGTATTAGTACTCATTGAATAAGAAATATTAAAAGATAATGGTTTATATGGACCATATCCATCAATATAAACGTCTTTGACATCAACAAGATTTTCCATTATGAATAATGTTCCAGTTACATATAAGACTGAACGATATCCATAACCAACTTCAACATAATTATTTAAAACTACTGGTGAATTATATTGTTGTTTGATATAAGTATTATTTTCTTCAATTACATTCCAGTTATAAGTTTCTGTGAATTTGCTCATTAACATCTGAGCTTTTTCCATGCTATTTTGTTCAGATAAGACTAAAATCTGAATAGGCATTGTTTCGGCATAATATTCAATACTACTACTTAAATATTTAATCACAATATAAATACTGTCTGGTGTTAGTTCATCCATTTTAGCAAAATTTTGTTCTTCACTGATAAATATTTGAACATCTTCAAAACCAGTTAAAGTATCTTTAATGTGTTCTAGTCTTCCTAATAAGTATGTTTCAAAATCGTATTTCATATATTACCCCAATGCTAATTCATTAATAACTTCCGCATCAATTTCTGATGCTAATGTGCAACAAGCTTCATAAATAGCTCTATTGACCCAATTAACGTCTCTGCCACCTTTAGCAAAAGCACCTAAAGCATTTACCCAATAAGCATAGTCGTGTTTACCATCTATAATTGCTCCAGTAAATTTAATACGATGATTCTTTTCCCATTCTTTTAAATCATAAAATGGAGCACTAATAACAATTTCCACTTCTTCATCATCTTTTAATACTGTATTAACATCAATGTGATGACGCATATTGCCAGACATAACTGGACAAGATAAGTATAAATTTTCATCTATCAGATTATATAGTTTTTCTAAATAGAAGCTAATCATACTTTATCTCCTTAAATAAATATAAGTTTCATAATGATTGTGACCAAACTCAGATTCTTTTAAATGTAATTCTCTTGTTGTATTATCTACAATCCACGGATGGCCACGATATAATAAAATATTACCTACTTTTAAATCATCGCATTCATCACTTGTTAATAAAACAATAGAATTTTTATCAAATTTCATTGCATTATTAACTTGATTTTGTTGTAGTTGTCTGCTATCTACTGGTTGACAATGAATATAACCAGCTGGTCTAGCTTTTAAAACCCATTCATTTAATTGCCTGTCAGGATTTTCTGTATAATATGGAACCGTTTCATATTTGGTTCTTCTAGAATGATAAATATCTAAAGCCATATTATCTAATCCACCAATTATCCATTGGCCATACTCCACCAACCATGTTTGGAATATTTCTATTCCATATACCACACAATCTTAAATTATCTTTACAATTTGGTGCAATAGCATATCTTTCTGGTTTAGCAATTTCACCTTTTTCTGGGTCATAACCAGAATCTACAGAAATATCACCATTTCTAAAAATATAAATTGCTTGCTCTAATAAAGCAAGTTTGTAATGTTCTTTTTGATAATCAGTAAAATGTGGGTATTTATAATCAATATTTGTGTTGAAATTACTATCTACAAATGTTGCTAATCTATCTTCAATTCGTTTTAAAAATGCCTTAGCTTTTTCTACTGTTCCAAATTCAGCTGCTAAATCAATATTGAAATATTCATTAAATTCGTCTAGTGAAATATATTTTGTTTGTAGCATAATTATTTACCTTTTAATTCTTCTATTAATTCATTTATTACTTCAGCTTCTTCTGGAGTAGCTTTGTCATATAATCTAGCTAACATTTTTAGTTGATTTGCTTTTTTAACATCTTTTGGTTTCCACTTATACGCTGATTTATATGGACTATTTTTAACTCTATCAATAATTTCTTCTGCTGAAGCATTACCATTCATATAATCCATCCAGTCTTTTGGATTTAATACTTGAACATTGTTATGAATAAGATTTGTCATACCCATTCTTGCTCCATAATCTTCCCAAGTATCTTCCAAATTATTTTCTAAGCCAGCCTTATTGAACGCATCACTTAAATCTTGTAATTTTTTACGTTCATCACCAGATACTTGTTTATTAGAACCAATATTATATTTGTTATATTCATAACTACCTGTATCTTTATTTAAACGAGTATCATACATTACAAGGTTTTTCAATCTATCATATTCTTCTGTACCTGGCTGTAAATCCATATCATAAGCCACAGAATCTAAAACTTGTTGAGGAGATTGACCATTTTTCTTAGCATTATCAATCTTAGAATGCATCTGTGATTCTAAACCAACCATTCTGTTATATTTTTCTACCAAAGATTCTTGTGGTTTTTTACCAAATATTTCATTTACTTCATCTTCGGATGCTACATCAAATCCTGCGTCTTTAAATTTTTCAGCATCTTCTTTGTCATATTTAACATTTGGTTGTTTATCGTTTGAATCTATAGATTTTTTAGCAAGTTCCATTGTTGAAGAACTACCTAAAAATTGGCCATTTGGTTCATAAACTTTATATTGAACAGATTTTCCATCTAATCCGTGGTCTGCGAGTATTTTATATCCTTTATATTCATTATCTGCATTATCTAAAAATTCTTTTGCTTCTTGCATTGAACCAAATTTCTTATCCACATATTCACCATTTTTCATATAACCAGCAACCCATTCTTGATTATTACCATCATAGTCACCGCCATTATATTGGATAAACATTTCATTGTCTTTATCTTTATTTTTAATAAAAGATTTTTCTCCAAATTCAGAAGGTTCCCATCCTTCTTCTTCAGGCATTTCAAACTCATCTTCTATTTTTCTTTGTCTTTTTATAATATTGTCGGGTGAATAAAAACTATCTTTTGATTCTTTAAATTCTTCGTCGTAATCATCATCAAAAGCATTTGAATTTTCATTAGTCCATTTTTCAATATCTGAATTAGAAATAGCTTCATAAACTTCGTCATCAGAAAAATCCTTTTGCCATGGTCTTTTTTCTTTTGCTAGTTGAATTAATTTTTGTTTATCTAAATTTTTTGATTTATTTGTAGTATTTTGTGGTTTATTTCCGCCAGCTCCATGCTGACATTTTTGACCATCTGTTTCATCATTGCCAATAACATGGCCGTGATCGTCTCTTTTCATATTTTTAAAACTCATGTTATATACCTCTTCTATATTATTATATCATAATAATTCAAAAATATATAAAAAAGCCATACTTTTTCAGTATGACTTAGCTTTGTGTCAATAGTTTACCTTTTTGTTTTCTCTAGCCGTCTTTTATTATCTAGTGTTTTAATGCATTACGGGTTGCTCTATCTGTTACAGCCTATTCTCGATAGGTAGGGTAGCAAGCTGCAGAATGGTCATGACTCCATCTGACTTACCTATTGACATAAGTATTGTATCACAACCAATAAAAAAGGTTTGATATTTTTACCAAACCCTTTTATTTTTTATTAGCTATTAAGCGTGTTGGCTAACAGCAACTGCTGTAGAACCACTTGTAGCAATAACTGTACCAGCATCATCAATTAATGCGAAGTAAGCAGTAACACCACTAGCAGCTTCTGTAATATCCATACCTGGGTCACAAGCATAGACATTAGCAGTTGTACCTGGAACAATACCTGTAGCACCTAATGTAAATGCTGCAGATTTATTGTAAACGAGGTGGCCTCTTAAGCCAGCTGGAGATGTCCAGTATTGGTCAACCATCCAATGGTATTGAGCAACGCCTGGAACTGTGCTAACAGCTAATGTATTAACTTTACCTGTTGCGGCAGCGTTGGAAACATCAACGAAGCAACCAACGATTTTGTTCTTTGGAACAACCACGCCATGGTAAAGTAAATAGTTGATTAAATAGCCATGGAAACCGGCTAAACCAGATTGTTCTGGACCATAAATTTTGCTCCATTCGAGTTTTCTGATTGGAACAACAGCTTTTGTGCTAACAACCATATAGTTAATGACTTTGGAAGTTGAAGAATCAGCCATATAACCATTTTGTGTTAATAAAGCATTTGTGAAGAATCTGTTGGATGGAACAACAATAATTGGTCTACCAGCATATTTTTCAACTGTGAAATCTAAACCGGCTGGTGATTTATAATCGCCTTGGGTTAAGAATTTTGTTAATTCAGATGTATTTCTGATTAATGTCATGATGTGTGGGTTCACGAAGATTACTTGGTCTTCTTCTGGAACTTCATGCTCACTTAACCATTCAAACGCATCATTGAATTTACCAATAATGCTGTTAGCAGCAATAGCGGAACCTTCAACGACTAAGTTGCCTAAAGAAGCATTAGCTTTACCAGCAATTAAGCTGAATCTGCAAACATCAACTTCTGGAATAACTTTTGTTCTGTTGAATTCTTCAATAGCATTACCGATAACGATGCCAGCTGTTTCTTCATCGCTGATATAGTCAATACGGAATTGTTTACCTCTGACCCATTGAAGTCTAAAGATTTCCCATTGAACTGTGGTATTGCCTAAAGCAAAGCCATCTCTAGCACCACTAGCAATATTACCAGCATAAGCTGCATAATTTTGTGGGTCTGATGGACGAGCTTGATTTGGATTTAAATAACCTTCTGAATTAACTTGTGTTTGATAGTAATCAGATAAGCCATCCATTAAGAATGAAGCAATTTTAACATAACCTGTTTGGTCAAATTTAACATCGATGAACTTGCTTCCTTGTTCTAAAATCGCTGTCTTAGCATCTTCAAAGAAATATTTATCAATTGCTTTTGGAAGATACTTTTCAATAAGTTCAAAACTATTCATTTAAGAATCTCTCCTTATAAATCCACGCCTAATAATTCACCAGCAGCTTTGGCGTCTTCATCTTCTGCTGGAACAGCTTCTTCAGCTGGACCTTCTAATGAAGCTAAGGCATCACCGAGTAAGCCTTTGATTGCTTCATCATCCATTCCACCATCACGGAGCATTTTTAACAATTCTTCTGCGGACATTGTTTGCCCTCCTTATTATAATTTAACGCCTAACAACCTACTAGCTGCTTCCGATTCATCAACTTTTGGTAAAGTATGTGCTTCAGAGCCCAAAGACCTAATTGTCGTTGCTGGCGCTGTCTGTTTTAACCATTCATTGTGAGTAGGTAATGCTTTCAATAATTCTTCTTCAGAAAATTCAACGTTATTTCCTTTGAAATAAGCAATAATATCATTATATCTGTCTGGATTGATATTATTTCTTAAAAATGCATTTTCTCGCATTAATTCAGAATTTCTTAATTGAATTTTACCGAATTCATCATTCATAGAACTGAATTTTTTACTGTTTTCAAATAAACCATCCAATCCTTTAAGGTCTTCTACACCATATCTTTTGAAAAAAGCATTATGAGAGCGATTT